TGTTAGTAGTTTCATCCAGAGTTTCCGTAGATACTTTTGTTGAAATTTCTTTAGCATTTTGTTCAATAGCTGATGTATTTGTCTGTATAGCTGTTTCGTGTCCGTTAATAATTAGCTGTTGATTTTGTATTGTTGATATAATACTGTCTTGTGTTATCTGTAAATTTGTAACATTAGACTGTAAATATTCAAGTGCGCTTGCTTCTTCCAGTTTCCACTTGAATTGTCCGTTGCTGTCAATTATAAATCTATAAGCATATACAGAGTCCTCTAAATATGCAATACTTCCTAAATGAGGATAATAGTCTTCATAGGTAAAATCCCAATACAGTGTATCTGACGGATAAACTGTTGAACCGGGGTAAATCATTCTATGCCAAGTATTAGCAGGATAGTTTGTTAAAGTCGGTACTTCATTAACATCATAAATATCATAATCATCTGATATTTCTTTACCAACTTCCTTAATAACAATATTCAAAGAATTTGATGTTTGAGTAATCTGACTTTGTAAACCACTTTCAATATCTGTAATTGTACTTTGCGTTTCTGTAATGGTTCTTTTAAGTACGTTTGATTTACCCATTAATTTTCTGATTTCACTTTCAAAATCAGAAGTTGTTTCATCCCTGTATTCGTCCAAGTCGCACTTGATACTTTCATTGATAAACTGAACACCTGACAACTCTACACTTAATACAACAGACTGGTATTCATTTCCATATCTGTCTGTCCATAATACTCTGTCACCTAGTTTTAAACTGTAATCTGTCTTTATTAATTCCAAATCACAAGGTGTTACTTCAATGTCTGAAATAACACTGTATAAATTTACTCCTATGCTACTTAATTCAGTTTCAGTTTTTCCATAAAGTAGGAAATTACCTACAACTTGATACCTGTTTTCTCCCTCACCAAAAGAATAGCCAATGTCACCATCCTCAAACATAAGCTGAACTAAATCAATTTTTTTCGCAGTGTATAATTCATAGTCCGACGCTGACCGCACATTTTCGCGTATGTCTGCGGTTTTTTTGTTTTCAAGTGTTACATACTCAAACTCACCCTCTCGGTTGAAAATGCCGTAGCATCCGTTTAATTCGCATATAGCTGAAATCACTGTTTCAAAACTCATTTCAGTCTGTGATACAGTTCTTGAAATGAGCATACTATCATTGCATAAGTCTTGTTCTACTTGTGTTATTTTCATAAAAGACATTAAACTGTCTCTGAAATATCTCATTGAGCAAGGATATTCAAGCTGTGCATACCAGTCCCAAACATTTACATTCCTGTATGAATACATTAAATCGTAAGCTACCAACTCACGCTCTATCATATTCTTATTCAAAACGCAGGATGTAATAACACCAGTGAATATAGGATTTTTAACTCCATCCACTGTTTGATACACATAAATTTCCTCGCCTGTTAAATCATCAGCGCCTCTAAGTGTGCAAGAGAATTTGCTTGAATTGCAAGTACCAAATTTTAGCTGATTATTGTCGTCCAGTATTTCTTCCAGTTTCAGTGTACCAGATTTTATTCCCTCTGTTATATCTGAAATATATGGATTTGTGAATTGAACGGTTGTAACTCTTGCCATAATTCTCTTGCTCCTTAATTAATATTCTACTAAATCAAAATCTATAGCTTCATAGAAAATGTTATCTTTCGTAATTCTGATTATTTTAAAATTATAGTTGGCGATATAGAAATAAGAAGACTCGTACTGGTTATCCTCATCATTCCAATATGTCAGATACACTTTTCTTTCTTTAGCTATAACTGTAGCGTTATTGAAGAAAGATTGTATCGCCATTTTACCAGCTAAATCAACTGGCATTGAGGTAAAAGAAATAGCTGTTTTCATTCCGTCAGCCGTTTCTCGGTATAATGCTCTTGTGTTATCGTCACGATAAGCATCTATTTCCTCTCTTTGGTTCGGTGTACTTTTGTAAGTATCAAGCTGAATATACTTGTCAATAGTTTCACCTTGTTCATTTCTTAAAAGGTATCCTCTAAACTCTGACATTATTATACCACTCCTTTATATTTTATGCAAACGCACTCTTTCCTGTTGTGTTTTTGTATTCTTTGTTTTGATTGCGTACTGCTCTGAATACTTCTTTACCATCTATCTGAACAACAATATCTCCAGTATCAGTATTCTTATCACGAGCATCCAAAGCTTTTGTAAACGCATCTACCATTGTATCCAAAGGTGTTTCAATGTTTGTTCCGGACTTCTGGTCGCCTAACACTGCCATAAATTCCTTGTTTGGTGGAATAACTGCACCTTGAGCTAAACGAGGAACTCTCGGTATTGAAACTTGACTGATATTAAATCCGAATGTTTTTCCTCCGATTGCAGGAACCCAGCTTGGAACATCAAATGAAATTTTATCAAGTGCATTGATAATAAAGTTTACAGCACTCTCTACAACTCCAATTAAACCATTAACAAGGTCTATAATGAGATTAATAGGTCCTTTAGCAAAGTCAACCATTGTATCCCAGATACTTCCAAAAATGTTTACAATGTCTGTCCAAATATTCGACCAGTTTCCAGTAAATACATCCTGCAAGAAAGTTATGATGTTTTTGAATACGTCAATAACATCACCCACAAGGTCTTTAATCCAATTAAATGCACCGACAAAAATATTATACAGTGTATCTAAAACTGTAGTGACAATGTCTGCAATCAACTGAAAACCAGCTTCTATAATTCCAACAGCACTGCTTACCAAATCCTGGAGGAACTGGAATATTTCTTTGAGCCTATTTGTTATAAACTCAATAGTATCTTGTATCGCTTTTTCAGCCCAATCTGTAAACTTGCTCCACTTATCGGAAATCCAATCTATTAATTCACTCCACTTCTCTTGAAACCAGTCCCAATGGTCTTTAACTAGATTAGCTATTAATGTGACCGCGGCTACCGCAACTCCAACAACTATGGCTATCGGAGCTTCAACTCCTAATATTATTGCACCCAAAACTCCCAATGCAATGCCAAAATCTTTGATAACTTCTCCACATAACGTCCATCCGTTTTGCCACATATCTACAAAACTTTTTACGGCAATTACAACACCCGCTATAATAGCTACGACACCACCTATTGTTGAACCTACAGTAGAAAACCACTCTGTAACTGTCGGTATTACAGTTTCAGTAAAGAACGTCTTTATTATGTCAAAATGGTATATGAGTATATCTTTTATTTCATAGTAAAACCATTTAATTCTAAGACCAATATCTTTCCATAACTTAGAGCTTGTTAAAGCTTCTGCAATAGCCGTGCCTAATTTAAGTTCTGCTAAATCTTTAATAAGTTTTTTCAGCGCAAACCAACCTATCAAAGTAGCAAAAGTGTCTACGTCTAAACTTGTAATGAAATCAAAAATACCAGTAAATACCTTACCCCAATCCAAGTTTGTGACAAATGACACAATAAACTCCCATAAGTTATCGACCCAAACATTTATAGTTTCTGCTAACTGTTCAAAATCAAAGTCTGTTAAGAACTGATTGATACCAGCGGCTAAAGCTTCACCCATAGCCCAGAAATCAATAGTATCTCCTAACTGAAATGCGAATATAATAGCCGCATTTAATCCCTCTGCAATTCCGTGAGCCACATCTTCAAACATATCAACTGATATAACTCCATTGATAAGGTCACCTATACCAGTACCCCAAGTGTAGGCTGCGTCTTTTAAGGCGTCATAGTCAAATGTTTCAAACTCACCTCTAATTTTAGCATTTAAACTTTCACCTAAATTGGTGAAGTCAAATTCCTCACCAAAAGATTGAACAGCATATAAGATGGTATTCAAACCATTAGCTACTGTTGCGCCATATTTATAAAACAAATCTGGGTCAATCAAACCATTTAAAAATTCAGCTAAACCAGTACCAAATTTCCTCGCACCATCAAAAATAGTATCCCAAGGAATTGAGTCTAACATATCTTGCAAAGTTTGATTTATATATCTTCCAAGGTCATACAATGTATCAATATTATCTAATACAGAGTCAGTGATTTTATCCATCAAACTTGACCCAAAGTCTATATCACTGAAATCAAGTGCGAATGGGTCATCATCGCTACCTGAGCTGCTTGTGTCAGATGACGTTTTCTTTTGAATTACATCCAACTTATCATACGAACCTAAAGCTTTGTCAGCTGCGTCAGCGGCTGCAGATGTTGCGTCTGCTAAATCGTCCTCAGCGTCAGCAGTATCCTCAGCACTTGATGTAACATCATCTAATCCACTTGATGTACTTCCTGTTATTGCGTCAACATCAATACCAAATATTCTAGCTAACACACTGCCGATTGCATTAGCAAGACTAATAACGGCAGAGAGTAGTTTATTGAGTAATTGAAGAAGTGGTGTTAAAACAACTTTCATACCACTACCTAATACACCTAAGAAAGACTGCCATCTCTGCTGTAATACTCTGACTTGGTTAGCCCACGAGGTTGAAGTTCTTGCAAAGTCACCTTGCATATCAGCCGTTGCTTGCATAATGTATTTATATCTCAAAATCAGTTTATTTCTAGCCGACATAGCTTGAACTGACTCTGTTATGCCTTGTGTCAAAGCATACTCTTGTAAGTTTGCTTCTGTTATTACAATACCATATCTTTTAAGTGTTTCTGTTTCACCAGTATAAACGGCAGACATAGCTGTTCTAGCATACTCTTGGTTCAAGTTGTAAAATGAAGCAAAGTCGGCTGTCAAACCAGTAAGCTGAACTGCCATTGAGGTAGCTTCATCAAGTGTCAACCCCATTGATTTACCCATAGCCGCATACTGACCTGCTGTCTGTTTAGCTGTAAGCTCTGAAATACCATATTGTTCAATACACGTCTGAGCAAAGCTTTCAATTTTGTACGACATATCCTCGAATGATACATCTACGATATTTTGAACCTCGGTTAAGTCTGACGCATACTCTAACGCTTCATTAGCCAGTTTTGTAAATGCCGCAAGTCCAAGGATTGATTTAAAAGAACTTGTCAGCTTACCCATAGCCTTTGTTATTTTATTTAAACCAGTATTGATACCGCCTACATCTACGCTAGTACCAATCGTGATAACTCCATCAGCTCTGTAACCTGTAGCCATAAATTATCACTCCTTTCCTAAAATAGCATTTATCATTGCTTGGGTTTCATCATCATATTTCACTTTAAGTTTAATTTTATTCTTATTTTCATTGTATATTTTCTGCTCTGTTTTGTCGAGCTTTTTTCCACGATTTATTTTATCTCTTATGCTGACAAACGTGCTGAAAGTACATTCACCAATCTCCATAAAAGCACTCAAAAATGTCCACCAGTGAAGATAATCTAATCCTCTAATATCTACTCCCATATTTTTATTTATAGGCGCACATATAAGATTAAAATCTTGTTCCCAATCAAGTAATGGTTTTTTGTTTGCCGTTGGTGATGGATTTTCTAAATCTTCGTTTGGTGACATAAACTGAAACATCTGCATTATAGCTGAATTAATATCACGCTTATAATCATCTGTTTCATAAAACATCTCACAAGCTAATATACATTTTTCTTCACCTAATAAGTTCGGTTCATTTAATATCTCAAACAGTGTCAGTATATCTCTATAATCTGTTTTTATCGGACAACTGACACCATCAATTTCTAATTCTTTTGGCAGTCTATATTTATCCATAATGACCTCATATAAAATAAGGGTGAGTGGTTTTTACAACCAACCCACCCAACATTGTGTGACTATTTCTTGTTCAGTCTTGATTTGAACTTTTCAACCCTGTCTTTGCTAGCTTTTTCAAAGTATGGTGTGATACCATCAAAAAAGTCTAAAAACATTGTGAGTGAGCAATCTTCTCCGAAAAGTATCTCGCTTGAACCTTCTCCGAAACAAACATCAATCAGTCCTTCAATGTCACTTACACATCTTTTAAGTACCGCAAGTTGCTGTTCGGTTGTGGTAGCATTTTTAATTTCTTCATCATATTCAGCCGAGAGCTTTTTATACTCCTCTTGAACTGACAAGAACCGCTCTGCCGTATTTACGTCACCTGGATTGAATGAAAAAATACCTCTTTCATTACCCTCTGAGTCTTCAACTCTAAGGTTTACTCGTCCAGTATCAATTCTTAAAGTTTCCATTGCACATGTCCTCCTCTATTATTCCTCTGTAAATGTGATTGTAGAGCCATAAGTATAATTGTCAACTGTTCCGTGAATTTTGTCGTTTGAATAGTTGATGTCTATTGGCATATCAACATAAGAGTCACCACCAACAGACTGTGGAGTGATAGTACAATTCTTATGTACCTCTGCCTCATACTTACCAGCTTCTCCAACATAAGCGTGAATCTGCATTACCTCAAACATTGAAAGCTCTGAAAGTCTGTTGTACTTGACAATGTTGTGAATCTGAACAGCAAGCTTTGAACCGCCTCTAACTGTCATAGGGTCAAGTGTCTGAGCTGTTTCCAACTTATTAACTGTTGTTTCTGTAATACCGAGAATATCGGTAACTGTTTCAGTGTCTGGGTTGTATTCGATTGAAGAATCCTCAACACCGACACCGACAATCTGCCATTCTGGTGTACCACTCGCCT